AGGGAATCTACTTTAGGTTCCCTTTTTTATGCCTATGAGTTTTATATGGAGATTACCCGCGTTTCTTTCAAATAAAGTCCCGCACGAATTTCTTTCAAAGGGATAGAACCCCTTAAAAAGTTCTAATTCACTTTCAAGAATTAGGAAACATAAAAATGACTCGTAAACCTGTAGATAGAGATGTTAATTATATGAAGCAAATGTGGGGAACTACTCATCTTGCTTCTGATTATAGAAAAGAAGAAAAAATAGTAATTCAAGAAATCATGCATGATGATATTGGTAAAAAGCATCATTTAAAGGAACAGACTGAACTTCATGAAAAAATTCGTAATGATAATGATTATGATGATTGGACTTATGGAACTGAACCATCTTTTGGAAAACCTCAATAAATACAAATATATTTGTTAAACTACAGTGCCACTAGAAGCAGTATCGATAGGATTTAAAGACATCAGTTTGTCCTTTAAAAGACATCCTGTAACTAATGACATTGCTGTGCTTAAGAATGAAGATGCGATTAAAAGATCTGTGGTAAATTTGATTCGAACAAGAGTTGGAGAAAGATTCTTCAACTCTCTTTTAGGTTCAAACGTAGAAAATAGTCTTTTTGAACTTGCAACTAGTGATATTGTTGATCCTTTAGATCAAGAGATTCGTACTGTTTTATCTAACTTTGAACCTAGAGTTATAGTAAGACAAGTTAATATTAATTTACAAGAAGAAAAAAATTTACTTGATATAAGTATCATATATGATATTGTTGGTTTAGCAGTACCAACTCAAGCAATTAATTTTGTATTACAACCAACTAGATACTAATGGCATTTACACAGTTTACAAATCTTGATTTTGATCAAGTTAAAACATCAATTAAAGATTATCTAAGATCAAATTCTACATTTACAGATTTTGACTTTGAAGGATCTAATTTTTCAATTTTAATTGATACTCTTGCTTATAATACATATTTGACTGCATATAACACCAACATGGTGGCAAATGAGGCATTTTTAGATTCTGCTACTCTTCGTGAAAACATTGTATCTCTTGCAAGAAATATTGGATATGTTCCTCTTTCTCGTAGATCTGCAAAGGCAAATATTTCTTTTATCTTAAGTGAATTAAATTCTTCAGTTAAAACTGCAACTTTAAAAAAAGGAATTGTTTGTACAGGAGATTTAGACAATACAAGTTATATTTTTTCAATTCCAGAAGATATTCAAGTTGGTGTTGCAAATAATGAGGCAGTTTTTTCAAATATTGACATTTATGAAGGAACTTTGCTTACAAAAAACTTTACAGTTAATACTTCACAACCAAATCAAAAGTATATTTTACCAAATTCATACATTGATACCTCTACAATTCGTGTAAATGTTAATAATTCTGGAACAATTGAACAATATGCATCAATTGATAACATCATTGGTATTAGTTCTGAGTCACAAATCTTTTTAGTTCAAGAAATTTCCGATGAAAAGTATGAAATTTTCTTTGGAGATGGAATTTTTGGAAAAAAATTAAGTAATAATAATACAATTGAAGCAACATATATTACTACAAATGGAAAAAATGGTAATGGAGCATCTAATTTTGTATTTTCAGGCACTATAAAATCAGATTCTGGTAGTGATTTAGGTTCATATACTGGAACTATTGTTACAAATAACGTTTCATCTAATGGAGATGATATTCAATCATCAGAATCAGTACGTTATTATTCTCCTAGACTTTATGCTTCACAGTATAGAGCAGTAACTGCTGGGGACTATGAAGCAATTCTACCCTCAGTGTATCCAAATATTGAATCTGTTACTGCTTATGGTGGAGAAGAACTTACTCCACCTCAATATGGTAAGGTGTTTTTAGCAGTTAAACCAAAAAATTCTGAATATTTAAGTCAATATACAAAAGATACAATTAAACAATCTCTCAAGAAGTATTCAGTTTCTGGAATGACAGTTGAATTTGTAGATATTAATGTAGTGTACGTTGAATTATATTCTACAATTTATTATAACTCAAATCTTATATCCTCAGTAAGTTCTCTTGAATCAGATGTAAAAAATGCTGTAACAACTTATTCAAATTCTTCAGATTTGAATAGTTTTGGAGGAAGATTTAAGTACAGTAAGACAATTCGTATCATTGATACTGTAAATGATGGAATTACATCAAATATTACAAAGGTAAGAATTCGCAGAAATGTTGGAATAATTTTAAATCAACCAATTCAATATTCAATTTGCTTTGAAAATCAATTTAATGTAACAAATAAAAATCATAATATTAGATCTACTGGATTTATTATAAATGGTGACCCTACAACTTTGTATATTGGTGATAAACCAAATGCAAATCTTGAAACTGGAACGTTATTTTTATTTTCATTAGAGTATAATAACACAGTAAATATTAAATATCAAGATATTGGAAAAATCAATTATATCACTGGTGTAATTGATATAGATAATATAAATGTATCTTCCACAATATTGCCAAATAATATAATTGAAATTGATGCAATTCCATATTCAAATGATATCATTGCTAAAAAATCAATTTATTTAAAATTGGATGTTGGTAAGAGTAGTTTTTATATGGTAAAGGATACAATATCTTCTGGAGAAAATACTTCAGGAAGTAAATTTAGTCCAGAATCAAGTTATTTTTCAGACTCGAAAGTAAGAAATTAAAATGAATCAAGATAAAAAAGTAATCAAAATTAGTGATGTAGTTAAAACTCAAATACCAGAATTTATTCTTACAGAAAATCCTAATTTTGAGGAATTTTTAAAACAATATTATATTTCTCAAGAATTTCAAGGTGGAGTAGTAGATCTATCTGAAAATTTAATTGATTATAAAAATTCGGATTCATTTGATACTACAAATTTAATTGAATCTACTACATTATCTTCTAATATTGAATTTTATGATGATGAAATTTTAGTTACATCTACAAATGGTTGGCCAGAAAAGTATGGTCTTTTAAAAATTGATAATGAGATCATTACTTACACTGGAATCACTACAAATTCATTTACTGGATGTATTCGTGGTTTTAGTGGAATTGAATCTCTAAAAAAAGAAAATGATCCTGAATACTTAGTATTTGCAGAATCTCAAGCAGATTCTCATGCAGAACTTTCAGTTGTTCATAATTTAAGCAATCTATTCTTACTTGAGTTTTTAAGAAAAGTAAAATATCAATTTACTCCAGGATTTGAAGATTTAAACTTTGATCCTAATATCAATATACCAAATTTTATCAGTAAAGTAAAGGATTTTTATCGGTCAAAAGGAACCGATGAAGCATTTAAAATTTTATTCAAAGTTCTTTATGGAAAAGATGTAGAAATTATAAAACCAAAAGATAGTCTTTTCACCACATCTGATGATCAATGGATTGTTGTCGAAAGTTTTATTTGTGAAGCAATTAGTGGAAATCCCCTCAATATAAATGGACAAACATTATATCAAGATGCAAATTCTCAAAATACTATTCTGGATGCAAATGGATCAATATACAATGTAACTTCTACAGTATTAAAAGGATCTCAATACTATAATGTAAATATTTTTTCTGGATATTCAAATAACTTAAATCCAAAAGGATCAATATTTGGAGAGTTTAAAGTTACTCCAAAGTCATACTGCACATTAGATGTATCTTCAGATTCAAATACAATTCCAGTAGTATCCACAATTGGATTTGACTTTAGTGGAACTTTATCTATTGGATCAATTGAAGTTACTTACACTGACAAGACCAACACAGAATTCTTAAATTGCACAGGAATTACAACTGACATCTCATCTGGATCTTCAGTGTATGCAAATAATTATGCATATTCTTATGAGAATGGAGATTTAGAATCTGTTGTTAAATTAAGATTATTAAATACACTATCTTCCATTGATGCAAATGAAGCAGTTTTAGCATATGAAGAAGATGCATTAAAAATTGATAACTTGGGGATTTTAGATGAAAATGTATTTACAAAATCTCTTCATTATAATATTCCCTCAATTATTTTTGCAGGAGAAGTATTTGAAAATCTTCCAAACTATATTGAAGAAGGAGTATCAAGTTCTAATGGAATAGTAAGAACAAAATATAAAAATTATTTAAAAGAAAATGATATAGTTGATGTTTATGACTATACTACAAATCAAAAAATATATGAATCAAATATTACAAATGTAAATGAAGATACAAATGAATTTTCTATTACAATATCTGATCTTTTAATTTTAGGACATAAGATTAAATTAAAAAGAAATATAGTCAGATCTCAATCTGATAGTTATCCAGAAATTGTTAATAAATTTTCAATTAATGTTCAAGATTCATATGAAGATGACAATCACTATTATATCACTTCAAATGGATTTCCATATGATTCTGTAAATCCATATAAAAGAGAATATCAATTTTCAATTGGATATGATGCTGGATTTGAAACATTAGTACAACAGCACAATTTTTATACCGGAGAACTTGTAACTGTTGTTAGTTATGAAGTAGATTCTCCTGAAGCATTTAAAAATACTATTGGCATTTCGACAGGAACTTCTTATTATGTTTTAAGAATTAATGAGAATTTAATCAGATTAGCAAATTCTCAAGATCAATTGTATAGACAAACTTATGTTAACTTTTCTGAATCTACAAATTCAATAGTAACTTCATATGTCAAAAATATAAAATTAGTATTATCTAAAATTTATGGCAATGAACTAACATCAACAAAAACATTTAAAAAAATTGTAAAGAATCCTAGTTATCCACAAACAAAAGAAGAAACTACTCCTGGGTCAATAGGAATTTTTGCAAATGGTGTAGAAATTCAAAATTATAAATCATTTGACAATATTTACTATGGACCAATTGAATCTGTAAATGTGTTAAATCCTGGAAGTGGATATGATTTACTGAATCCACCAAAATTTAATATCAATTTTGGAAATGACAATCAAACTATTTTAGTACCACAATTAAAAGGAACCCTTGAGAAAATTTCAATAGTTGATCCTGGATATGATTATGTAGAAGTTCCCATTATTACTGTTAGTGGAGGAAACAATGAGTCTGTGAAAACAGAAGTTAGAATGAAATTGATTTCGAAGGAAATTGATTTTGATGCTGGAGATATTGGTACTGTCGTAACACTGTCAAATTATGAGAAATTTATCTTTAAGTCTCAACATAAGTTGATTGCTGGAGATGGTGTAATATACCAATCATTTGGAAATCCTAAAATTGGAATTGGATCATCTGAATATTTAATTAATAATGCAGTATACTATGTTTCTCAAGTAGGTTCTGGAACTTCTTTTAGATTAGCAAATAATAAATCTGATGCAATATTAGAGCAAAATTTAATTACACTTAGATCACTTGGAAAAGGTATTCATAGATTTACTTCAACGAAAAAAGTTAAAGCAATTGATGCCGTAAATATCATTGATACAGATCTTGAATTTGATGGAAAAAAACTTTTAGTTTCTCCAAGTGGAATTAATCATTATGATAATATCATTGAATCAGAAAATCATGGATTTTCTACCAATGAAGAAATTGTATATTCTTGCAGTGGATCTTCTTTATCTGGTATTTCTACACTATCTTATTATTATGCAATTAAGATTGATGATAATAAATTCAAATTGTCCAGTTCTAAGACATCTGAATCTATAGTTAATTTTGGAGCATCTTCACCAAGTTCAACACACTTCTTTCAATATTCCCCAATTAGAATTAATATTGTAGGAAAATTAACAAAAGTAGGTCTTTCTACAATTGGATATCCTGCACAATTAGTTCCAATTGTAAGAGGATCTGTAACTGATGTTTCGGTTCAAACTTCCCGATATTATGGTTATGATTCAATTTTAAATTATCAAGTTTCTCCCAACATAGAAGTATTGGAAGGAAAAAATGCTTCTATTGGAGTATTAGTTCAAAATGGTAAAATTGTAAATACTATTATTTTTAATCAAGGAACTAATTATTACAATTCAATTGAATTGAATATAATTGGTGCAGGATATGGTGCAGAATTATATCCAATTGTAGTAAATGGAAGAATTGTAGATGTAAAGATTATAAGTCCTGGAATTGGATATTCTGAATTTACACGAGTAGAAATTAAAAAGATAGGAAATGACTTACATTTGAGTTCAAATATAAAAAAATGGACTTTAAATGAATGTTCAAAATATTCTCAAGACATTATTAATAGTGGAATTTTAATTGGAAATAACTATCATCCAAATAGAAATAGTTTAGGAATATTTAATTTAACTCCCACATTTAAAGATTTATTTAATATTAATTCAAATTCTCATTCTCCAATCATCGGGTGGACCTATGATGGGTGTCCAATTTATGGACCATATGCATACGAGAATGTTGATGGAACGGGCAATATAGTCGAAATGAGGAGTAGTTACAAGAAAATAAAAATTGGACCACCATGGTTTGAATTTATTGAAGATTATCAGTATGAAGATGGATATGGATCATTAGATTCTCATAATGGAAGATATTGCATAACTCCAGAATATCCAAATGGAATTTATGCATATTTTGCGACTTCATCATTTCCATACATTGTAGGAAATACTTATAATTATTCTACAGTTAAAGATAACTTTAAATTTACATATACTCAAGATCTTAATTTTAATCAGTTAGGAATAACCAAACATACATTTCCATATTATGTAAGAAATAAACAAAATTACTATGATTATTTTGATTTTTGTATAAATGAAAAAGAAGATACATTTGTAGTTAAAAAAACTTCTAGTGGTTCAGTTGACAACTTAAAAATTATTTCTTCAGGAGAAAATTATTCAATTGGAGATTCTATTCTATTTGATAATGAGGATACTAACGGATTTGGTGCATTAGCTCAAGTCAGTGAACTATCTGGGGTTGGCATATCTAGTATCACATCCAAAAGCATATCCTTAAGTAATATTACATTTGTATCAAATAATAATTCTATCATAGGAATATGTACTACAGCACATAACCTTAAAGATAATTATTATGTAAACATTTCGGGAATTTCAAGCAATACATATTCTTCACTAGAAGGAAGTAAAAAAATAAGAGTTGCAAATGTAGAAACTAAAATATTAGAGCAATTACAAGAAACTTTAGTAAGTGGAATTGTAACTTCAATCAAAGTTCAAGAATCAATTTTAAATTTTGATATTGATAATAATATTCAAATTAATACTGAAGTTCTTAAAATTATTGGATTAGACTACAATAACAATAAATTAAATGTATTAAGGCAACAATTTTACCCACAAATTCCTACTGGATCAAAAGTTAAATTATTGCAAAATAAATTTATATTTGATTCTACCAAAACATTAAATTTATCGGAAAAAGATGAAACTTACTACTTCAGATCTAGTCTAGTTTCTGTTGGAATTAGTACTTCGGTTGGGGCAGGAAATACACTTACATTATATCCACTTGGGGTAGGGGTTTCTGAAACCAGATACATTAGAACTGCAGGAATATGGGCACCAAATCATAAATTTAAGACAGGAGATAAAGTTACATATGCATTATACTTGGGAGATACTTCTCCTCAAACCAATTATAATAGTCAATATTTAAGCAGTTTAAGTAATCTTTATATTGTTGATCTTGGAAATGATGTGATTGGTCTTACGACACAAAAAAATAAAACATCTACAACTGATAATTTATTATACTTTACTTCTGCTGGAACAGGAAATCTACATAAATTAAAAACTAATAGAAATATTGTTACTGGAAATTTAAATTTTAATGAAACTATAGTTTCTACTGCATCTTCTCATGGATTAAGTGTGAATGATGTTGTAAAATTAAATGTTGTTTCTGGAATTACAACTCAGTTTATAGTTGATTATGATTCAGTGAATGCTAAATTGAAAGTTAATTCTCAGAATAATCCAAAAATTAATGTTTATAATAATGATACTATTGAATTTGATTTATCATCTTCAAATTTAACTGACACTAAATTTAACATTTATACTGATATAAATTACCAAAATGAATATATTGGAAGTGGAGTATCTGCAATTGAAGTAATTAAAGAACCATTGAAGTTAACATTACAAATTACAGAGAATACACCAAAAGTATTATATTATAATATTGAATCCGATTTAAGAACAGTTTATGATGACATCTCTGTAAATAAACATAATACAATAGAAATTCATGACAGTCTCTATAATTATTCTTGTGGAGTAGTTACTACTACATCAAATACATTTACTGTAAATTTACCAACTACTCCAGAAAGAAATACTTATATTTCAGATCAAAATATAAGTTTAACTTATACTGTTTTAAATTCAAATGTAACTGGACCCATTTATAATACTAAATTCCTATCAAAGGGATATGAATATAAAAAACTTCCTTCAATTAGTGATATTGTTGGAGATGGAAAAAATGCAAAAATAATTGCACAAACGAATACTATTGGAAAAATTGTTGATGTAGCATTCCCTTCCAATAGTATTTTCCCAACAGATGAGACCGTTAAACCAGTTTCAAATTTATATTCGACACTTCATTTAATTAATGATTATCAAGTTAAAGATATAAATTTAACTTATGGTGGGGAAAATTATCTAATTGCTCCAGAAGTATATCTTTATAATACGAATACAAACACAATTTCAAATAGTTTCTCTGCATTTGCAGAATTAAAAGGTTCTAGCATCAATAATATTACTATAAGTAATAAAGGTAAAGGATTAGTTAATGAAGATAATAAAATAATTTTCACTAACAATTCAAATGGTATAAAAATATTAAGTGTAAGTAAAAATGAGACTTCACCTGGAATTTTTAGAGTTTCTTTAACTTTAGAAACTCCCATTTCGGGATTTACAACTTCAAGTCCTTTAGATTTTAAAGTTGGTGATGAAATATTTGTAGAAAATATAGAATCAATAGGTGCTGGATATAATTCTTCTGATTATTCTTACAATAATTTTAATGTTGTTGGAATTGTTACAAACTTTAATAGTCAAAACCAATCTATTTTAAGATATAATATTTCTGGGGATCCTGGATCAATAGTATCTACAGATACTGCATATGTAATTAATGCAAAAAATCTTCCAATTGCTGAGATTGTTTTTGAGCCTAATAAATTTGTTTCTGGGGAACCACTAAACAATACTACAATTTTAGAAAACAAAAAAGATAAATTTAACAAATCTATAATTAAAGTATATGATTCTAATGAATTAGAATTAAATCAAAAAGTTACAGGTAAATATAGTTTATCTGAAGGAATTATTTCAGAAATAGATACATATAAATCTAACTTATCTGCAAATGTCAGTAAATCTAAATCATTAGGATGGATTAAGGGTAGAGGATATTTATCTGAAATTACTCAAAAATTACAAGATAATGATTATTATCAAAATTTCTCATATTCACTAAAGAGTGATATAGAAATCAAAGATTGGAACTCTCCAGTTTCTGATTTGTGTCACATAACAGGATTTAAGAAATTTTCAGATTTAAAAATAGAATCTAAAGATTTTAATCAATATACTATCAATACCGATAGTTATTCTCCAATTAATGTTTCAATTTATACTTATAGTAACATTAATACTATAAATGATTTTGATTTAGTTTCCGAAGATGTAGAAGATCATAACAATCTTTATTCTGAAGTATTAAAATTTAAAAATAGAAAATTAACTGATTATATTTTATCCAAAGAAAATGTTGTTCTTTCAATTGATGATATTAAAGGAAACTTCAATGAAGATACTCAATATACAGAAATTATCATAGATACTCAATCAACTAATGGTGCTGGATCTCTTTCTGTAAAATATGTGGTATTTGTGGAATCTTCCAAATCAATATTTTCTGATTATGAACTGCCATTATTTGCTGAGATTTTTATGACAAGAGTTGGTGAGAATGTCAATTTAACAACATATTCATATTTTCAAGATGTTGATTTGGGAAACTTTGTTGCAGGTATTAATCCAGATAATGTTGATGAGATGCAATTGAAATTTGTTCCAAATTCTTTAGCAGGATTGATAAGTGTTCATTCTATTAAATCAGTAGTTCTTCTGACAGAACCTAAAGTTACAACAAATTATGGAAATACTTCAAATGTAGCAATCACAACTTCATATGCTGCTCAAGTGACTCCTACACAAAAAATTATAAACTTAGTGAATACTTCAGAATGCACATCTGGAAATATCTTTGTTGGAATATGTTCTTCTTCAAATTCTTCAAAGGAATTTTATGAAATGTCATTCCTTTATGATGGAAGTAATGTTCAATATGATGTTTATTCCAGAGAGAAAAATTTAGATTTAGGAACTATAGGTATTTCTACTGATATTTCTAAGAATATTATTTTAACTTATGATGGAATTTCAGGAATTGCAGTTACAGTATATGTGAATGCATCTTTGATAAGAAATACTTATGTAAATCCAGACACAATTTTATTAGATTATGGAAAAATAAAGAGTTCTGGGATTCAAACTACTACATCATCTCCAATTGGAATTACTTCATTCCAATCCGACTATAGTGCATCAAAATTTGCAATAGAAGTCAAAAAAACAGTTGGAGTTACTACTACAACTCACATTATTCAATTAAATTGCATTCATTATAGTGTTGATGGAGAAAAGTACTTAAATAATATAAACTATAGTTATCTTGGAAATCTTGACGATTTGAATTTTAATACAATTTTCGATCAAGGATCAAAAACTTATACTCTTGTATATTATCCAAACACAAATGCAAACTATAATATTAAATATTATCAGCAAAGTATTTTAAGAGCAACAAACCCTTTACTATAATTTAGAAAATGCCAGTACCAGGATCTACGAGTTCATCATTTATTCCAAATACTTTTGGATCAAATTCATTTAAATTGAAGCATAATGAATCTCCAATTTTCTATAAAATCTTCGATTCCAGTAGTTCTAATGTAATTGATTTGCAAAATGATACTATAAAGATTGAAAGTCATTATTTTAAAACTGGAGAACCAATAAATTATACAAAATCTTTGGGTGGAATACCAATTGGAATATCTACAAATAGTCCAGGAAATACTATTGGAACATCATTTTTGCCATCCTTGGTATATCCAATTGTAGTAGATTCTAGAACAATTAGAGTTGCTCTAGCATCATCTCTTGCATCGCAAAATCAGTATGTAAATTTAACTTCACTTGGAATAGGTACAGGACATTCTTTTGAAGTTCAAAAACAAAATACAAAATGTTTAATTACTATTGATAATATTATCCAATCTCCAGTATCAATTGGGTCTACTGTTGGAATTACATCAATAACTTCTTCAAATAAGTTAAAATTAAATTCTTTAAAAGGAATAAAAGTAGGAACAATATTAAAAATAGGAACGGAATATGCAAGAATCATTTCAATTGATTATACTACAAAAATTGTTACATTATTCAGATCTTCTAGTATTCTAGGAACTACTCCAATAGTATTCAACAATTCAACAAATTATTGCAATATTATATCAGGGCAATATAATATTATAAAAGATACAATTTATTTTGTTGATGGACCTTTTGAAGGAAAAAAATACAACTATACAATTCCATATACTGATATTGATATTTCATCAGATTCTTTTAACTTATTCAACTCTAAATTGAAAACTGGATCATTTGTTACATTATATACACAAAATCCTCCGCAAGGATTAGATCCTACAAAAAATTATTATATTATTAAAAACTCGGAAAATAACTTTAGTTTTGCAAGTTCATATGTAAATT